TATCGAGCAGCAAGAAATTCAGTTGGCCCAGGGGGATCGGGTCCTTAATTTGGATCCGAATACGGTCAATGTGTTGGGTGCGGTAATTCGGGATTTGACCACGACTCCGTACAACGACATTATCATTCAAAGGATCAGCCGCCAGGAGTATTTGGACATTCCCAACAAGGACTTCCAGTCTCGCCCGGCTCAGATCTACGTCCAGCGTCAGAACATTCCACAGGTGTATCTGTATCCTGTAACACCAAGCAGCAGTTACAGGCTGGTGTATTACCGGATTCGGCGGATACAAGACGCTGGGGCGTACACTAATACTTCGGATGTCAACTGGCGTTTCTTGCCATGCCTGGCGTCCGGCCTTGCGTATTTCTTGTCATTGAAGTTTGCCCCAGACCGTATTGGTGCCTTGAAGAATCTTTATGAAGAGGACTTCAAGCGTGCGGCAGATGAGGATAGGGATACCGCCAGCGCATACTTTGTGCCGCAAATAGCGACGATCTAAATGACCTACGCGGCAGGTAAATATGCCTTAGCCCTTTGCGATTACTGTGGTCAGCGGTACAGGCTGACACAGCTTCGCATCAATTGGCGTGGTTTTAAGGTTTGCCCTGACGATTACGAGCCAAAAGAGCCGCAAATCCAGCCATTGAAGTATCATGGCGATGCGATTGCACTTGATGGTCCGCGGCCAGATCGTAGGGAGCCTTTGTCTGTGTTTGTTGGCGCTCCTGGCTTTTCAGCCTTTCAGAGTTTTGGGACGGCGCGTAATACAAACGATATGCGGCCGTATGTAGATGGTCCCGCGTTGATTTCGCGGGTGGTGGTCGGTTCTGTGACGGTGACAACAACATGACTTACGACGAGTTAGTCACAAACATCCGGAATTACACTCAGGTCGGGCCGGAAGAGTTTACGGCTCCGGTTTTGGACACGTTCATCACGTTTGCGGAAAACCGTATTTTGCGTGAGATTGATTTGGACGTGTTTAAGAAAGAGATGACGGGAAACGTGACGGCTGGGAACAGATTTTTGACTGCTCCAACCGACATGCTAACGCATCGATACATGCTGATTAAGAATTACACTACGCAAGTTCAGGTGTTTTTAGAATTCCGTGATACGTCATTCATGAAAGAGTATTGGAAAGATCAGTCTTTGACTGGTGTTCCAAAGTATTTTTCGGTGTGGGACCAGAATACTTTTTACCTAGCGCCAACCCCGGACCTTATTTATATCGTTGAGCTTGGGTTTATTTATCGTCCAACTCAGTTATCGTCTACAAACACAACGACTTGGATTAGTACAAATGCTCCGGAGGCCTTGTTTTATGCCTGCATGATTCAGGCATATAGCTATTTAAAAGGCCCTACGGATATGCAGGCTTATTTTGAGAACAGTTACAAACAGGCCATCAGTGGCCTGGGTGTTGAGCAGCAGGGTCGCCGCCGCCGTGATGAGTACCGTGATGGCATGATGCGGATTCCGCTTAAATCTGATTCACCGGGTCCGTAATGGCTTTTTCAGGCAATTACATTTGCACTAGTTTCAAGGTGCAGCTTTTGAGAGGCGTGCATAACTTCACGCCTGGGACTGGCAATACGTTCAAGCTGGCGTTGTACAACCAAAACGCTACGTTTGATGCTTCCACGACTGCGTATACATCAACCAACGAAATAGCAGCCTCCGGCACATACACCGCTGGTGGCGTAGCTTTGACCCCGTACACTCCAACGTCGGCAAATACGACTGCTTATGTGGATTTTGTGGACTTATCGTTGACGGGCGTAACCATCACCACTTTTGGGGCATTGATTTACAATAGCTCTGCCGCAGGCAACCCCGCGGTTTGTGTTTTGGATTTTGGCGGGCAGCGAACCACCACTCCTGGCGGAGTCCTAAACATCGTTTTTCCAACAGACGACGTCACGTCTGCAATTATTCGGGTGTTTTAAATACTATGTTAGTCAACACAATTCACGGCGAAATGGACGACTCTCTGCTAGAAAAAAAAGAGGGTTCGTTGGATAATGACATTGAGTCTACTACCTGGACGGAGTACTGGTTAAATGACGAGCTAGTGCATCGTTCGGCCCATGTCACGTTAAAAACCTCTCCGTTCACCGCGCTGGAAAGCGCGTTATTGGGATAAATCATGGCAAATAGTCAAAGCCTTTGTACTTCTTTCCTTGGCGAGTTGATGACCTCAACCCATAATTTTGGGACGGCACCAGTTCGTGCTGTTTCGACTGCGGACACGTTTAAGGGTGCCTTGTTTCTTGCTTCGGCAACGATCAATGCAAGCACTACTGTTTACACGACGACTGGCGAAGTCACCGGGACAAACTACACGGCTGGCGGGGTGACTCTTACCAATGCCAATGCGCCGACGTCTGCGAATACTTCTCCGACTGCGGGTACTGCGTACTGGACGCCTTCGGCTTCGGTGACGTATGCAAACGTCACGTTGAGCACAGCGTTCGACACAATGCTGATGTATAACTCGTCGCAGGGTAACAAGGCGGTTGGTGTGTTTACGTTTGGTTCGCAGACCATTACCGCGGGCAACTTTACGTTGACGATGCCTACGAACACGAGCAGCTTGGCTTTGATCCGGTTGTCTACAACCTAAAGGTGAGTTGTGGCCGACGCTTGGGGGGTAGGCACTTGGAGTAGTAACTCATGGGGAGGGACGAATGTAACCGTTTCTCTGCTGAGTACCTCTGCTTCTGGTGGTGCTGGGGCTGTAACAGCATTCTTTCCAGACGTTACTAGGCCTCTTACTGGTTCTTCTGCTTCTGCAAGCCCTGGCATTGTAATTAGGGAAATTGCTCAAGCGTTGACTGGGGCGGCGGGCGCAGGGGCGGCGGGGTCTGCAAGCATTAGTTACCAGGTTACTCCAAGCGGAAGGGTTGCATCTGGGCTTGCTGGGTCAATTGTTTTTGCGGGGTCGACTGCTTTGTCTGGGGCAAGTCCTGCCCAAGGTGCAAGTGGTTTGTTTGTTCCGAATATCACGGCTTTTTATACCGGGACAATTTCTGGAACTACTGGGTGGAGTGATGGTACCTGGGGCAGTGCGTCCTGGGGTGGTGCGGGTGTTCTGACAGTTACTTCTGCAGGGGCAGTTGCGGGATCGGTTGTTTCGCAGGTTGCCCCTAGTCTGACTGGGGTAAGTGGGTTTGCGGCACCGGGCAGTGTTGGTTTGGAAATGGCGATTTTGCTTAGTGGCAGAACGGCATTAGGCGAGACGGGTGGGTTGAGCACGGGTAAAGCCTCCTTTTTGACAGGGGCGGCTAGTGCAAATGGTTTGGCGGGGAACCCAGTGGCTACGTATGTTTCCCCTCTCGTTGGTTCTTCTGCAAGGGCAGATGAGGGTAATTTCAGGTATGCATACTGGCAACTGGTAAATGATTCACAGACCCCGAACTGGACTGATATAATTACGGAATAGGACTAAACCATGGCAACTTCATATACCTCGCTTCTTGGGCTGGCCCTTCCGGTAACGGGGGAGTTGTCTGGTACTTGGGGCGACACGGTCAACAACGCAATTACGTCGCTGCTTGACACGTCAATAGCGGGTACGACGCTGTTGACGGCTGACGCTGACGTGACGTTGAGCACGACGGCTGGGACAGCAAACCAAGCTCGTCAGATGATTATTCTTTGGACGGCGGGTGGTACGACGACGCGCAACATTACTGCTCCGGCGCAGAGTAAAGCGTATGTTGTCATCAATGCTACGACGAGTACGCAGTCGATTGTTTTGCGTGGGGTTGGTCCTACGACGGGCGTGACAGTTACTGCGGGCGACAAGGCTCTGATTGTCTGGAACGGTTCGGATTTTGTTCGTGTTGGTGCTTCGGCGGGTGGTTCTACCACGCAAGTTCAGTACAACAATTTGGGGAATTTGGCTGGTTCAGCCAGCATGACCTTTGATAGTACTACTGGAAAGTTGACTGTCGGCAACATTCTTGACTCAGGATTGACCGCTTCCCAGGCAGTCTTTACTGATGCGTCGAAGAACCTTGTCTCTGTTGCGACGACGGGTACAGGGAATGTGGTGTTGGCGACTGCACCCACGTTGACTCTTGCGAATGCGACTGGTTTGCCGTTGAGTACGGGTGTTTCGGGTCAGCTTCCTGTTGCCAATGGTGGTACGGGGTCGAACAACGCAAACGGTGGATTCAACAATCTGTCGCCCATGACCACTGCTGGGGACATGATTTATGGTGGCCTGGCGGGTGCTGGTACGCGGCTTGGTATTGGCTCCAACGGAAACGTGTTGACGGTTAGTGGTGGTGCGCCGGTTTGGGCTGCTATTGGTGGCGGCGATGTGTCTGGCCCAGCCTCTGCAACCGACAACGCAATTGCAAGATTTAATCTTGCAACTGGAAAAATAATACAGAACAGCTTGGTCACAATTGCTGACGATGGCGCAATTACTGCTCCACAAGTTTCGAGCATAATTCCTTTTTATTATGCTAATCAAGCGGCTTTTCCATCTGCGACTACTTATCACGGTGCTTTGGCTCACAGTCATGCAGATGGGGCAATGTTTTTTGCTCACGGGGGTAGTTGGGTCAGAATATTAGATAATGGTGGGCCATTAGGTACGCCATCGAGCGGTACCCTAACAAACTGTACAAGTATTCCTGTCAATCAAGCGACTGGCAATCTGCCGGTTACCAGTCTTAATGGCGGAACGGGTGCAACAAGCTCAACCTTCTGGCGCGGCGACGGTTCTTGGGCCACACCCGCTGGCGGCGGTGGCACGGTTGCATCTGGTGCAATTTATTTAAATAATTTGACAATTAATAGCAGCTACACAATTGCATCATCTCAAGGTGCGATGTCTGTTGGTCCGATCACGGTGGCTTCTGGGTCAACGGTAACGGTTTCTAGTGGCTCACGCTATGTTGTATTCTGAGGATAAAACATGAGTCTAATTTCAGCGGGTACGACTAGCGGAACGGCGCTGGTATCGACCGGCGATACTACTGGCAACTTGGTGTTGCAGACCAATACCAGCACGACGGCGCTCACGCTTAATACTTCGGGTGCGATTGGTGTTGGCACATCGCCATCTTTTGGAACTGCTGGGCAGGTTTTAACCTCGCAAGGGAGCGGGGCTGCGCCAACGTGGGTTTCCGCTGCCCTAGTCGCACCGTCAACGGTTGAATACCTTGTTGTCGCTGGTGGTGGGTCAGGCAACTATGGCGGCGGCGGGGCAGGTGGATACAGGACTGCTGCATCGTTTTCTGTTGCTGCGTCAACCGGATATACGGTTACCGTTGGAGCAGGGGGTAGCAATAGCAACGGTTCAGATTCCGTATTTAGTTCGATTACGTCAACTGGCGGCGGCAGAGGGGG